GTCTGGGAATTACCCAGTCTTTTAGCCTTTTCATGATATTCAAATTACCGAAATTGGTTTTACAGAAGGCGTATCCAATCAGCATCCACAACACGCGGTGTGGGTAGTCAGTAAAGTCGCTGCTTCTGCCCAGCTGTTGCGCCCAATGCGAAGAACATTCCATTGCCAACGGCACCTATCAATCTACCGGTGCGAGTATTTCAGAAGTGTAATGCCTATCTTTGCCTAAAAATTAGTTTTGTTTAGATAATTATGTATTAATGTGATTATTATACTGTAAGTCGCATTATTTTGCAACCTTTTTATTAACTTTTTTTGTGGTTGGGGGTTTTGATTTTTCGGTTGGGGTGGATGGTTTGCTGCGGGTGCCTTTGCTAACAGGTGTGTTTGCCATTGAGTAATTTTTTAATAATTTTTTTAATTTTTCAGTTTTTTCAAAACCATACACTTCTTCAGAAATAGTGGTATGATGGTTTTCAAACCAGTTATCGTAATCAGCAATTGTCATTTTACCTTGTGTGTAATCATCACCTGCTAAAATTTTACTAATTGATATTCTAGATTCATCCATAGTTTCTGCGGGGGGTATAAATTTAACCCCTGAAACAGCTCTATTGAAGTATTTTTTGGTTATACCATCATCTAATAATTCACGCAAAACATTATGTGTAATTTGATATTCAACTTCTGCATAATGTAATGAGCCTTTGGAGTTATGTAATGATAATATTTCAAATATATAGTTAGAGTTACCTTTAATAGAGATCTCAAAATTTAAATTTTTGGAAGACCCAGTATAAATCCTCCAATTTGATTCGGAAATTACCTTTTTTTTATTTTTCTTTCCCTTAACAACTTTTCTATTTGTGTTAAAAAATTGTTTCTTTCCTATATATTTTCGCCCAGTGTCAAGTTCAGTGATTATATAAATAAACCCAAACCAATCTTCTGGATTAAAATCAACGTTGAATAACCAATGCCCGTAATCCATACCATAATTCCATACTCCTGTATATTTAGGACAATAAATTACGGTGATAGTGGTTTTTTGTAGTTATTCGTCGTCTGGGATTGCTCTACCCTGGATTTGTGCTAGTTTTCTGTGTTTTTTCGTAGTTGATTTATACGAGCGTTCGGCGTTGGTTTTATCAGAGATTGTTTTAATCCAGCCCAAAATAAACTTACGTTGGTGTTTGGTTAGGGTATGAATCTCCATCAACCAATACCTTGCATCTTGCGCTGATCGTTTTGTCCCAGATTGGATCCATTGTAGATTTGCTTTATAATATTGTTGAAACGCGTTGATTAATTTATCATGCGTTTCATCATCGGACGGAATCTGCTCTAATTGCCAACTATAAATTCTTTGTGCATAGTCTTGTTTTGGTTCTACTCTTCTTACCATACTGTTATTATATTAAGTTGAATGATATCAATCATTATATTCTGGATATTGATATGCAGTAAATCCATTTTCTTTGATTACTTTTAAAATGGTGTTGACCCTGTTTGATAGTTCATCTTTATGACTAATCAAAAAGATATTTTTATTTCGTTCCCTGCTGATGTGTTTCATAATACTAATACTATTTTCAACACCACTTGCATCTAAACCATTGTCAATTAGTTCATCTATGAATAATAGATTAATAGTTGAATATATACTTTCAAAAACATCCCGAAATGCAAAATTTAATCCAAGTGTTACCCTAGTCATTTCACCACGACTGAGATTGTGGAAGTCTAGTTCCTGACCAAGTTGGGTTATTTCAACCGATAAATCATTCTGGAATATAACGGTGTGTGGTAAGCCCATTTTGTCAAGGTAATATGTCAATCTATTATTTAGATATGCAAGATTTTGGTCAATAATTTTTTTACGAATAAAACTATCCTTGTTCGTTAATAATTTCTGTAAAAATTCTTGGTGATCTTTTAATTTATTAAGCTCATTTATATGGTCCCAGTCTAGGTCTTGTAATGCTTCACTTTTTAATTCGATAATTTGTTCATCATACGGATTAGATTCAACTACTTTTGTATTGAGTTGGGTAGTTAATGACAGCAAGTTATTTTGGTGGGTTAACGCTTCTTCGATGGTGTTATAAAAGGTACTAGTTGGTTCAGACATCATACCTAACTCATCTAAATCTTTAATGATTAATTCATAATCTGTTATTACTTTATTGTAATATTTTTGTGATTCGGTTATATTAGCGTTGACAATCTGTGATAATTCATCGTGTTTATGATCGTGCAACTCTTGGTTACATATAGGGCATTTATTACTGAATAATATATCTAATTCAGATGAATATTTATCCAGGTTTTTTGCCCCTTGTGAAACTGCATTTGCTAGTGTATTTTTTTCGTTTGATAAACTATTATATTTGGTTCGAAATTCGGAATATATTTTCCATTCACTGTGTAATTCGAGTTCACGATTGATGTCAAGACTTTCTAAATCAACGATTGATTTTACTATTTTCTCTAGGTCAGTATTGTGCTTAGAATTCCACGCGCGTTGACTTAGTACCAGGGTATCGATGCTATTCTGAATTTTTTCGTTTGCTTTTTTTGTTGCTTCTAAATTTGCATTTTCTTGAAAAATCAAATCTTTTGTTTTTTTAATTTCTTTGCTCAACGCTTCGGATTTTTCACTCAGTAATGTAATGCCTAAAAGTTGTTCAATTATAACTCGTTGGTCACTAGATCTCATTGACAGAAAAGGATCAGAATAGGTATTAAGTGCCAATATATGTTTAAACATATCATGGCTCATTCCTAGTAAATGGTTGATATCTTCTTGAGTATCTCTTGATTCGCCTTGACTAACACTGGATGCCATTGGGTTACTGACATTAATGAAGTTAAAAATAGCAGGTTTTCTACCGCGTTCTATTTTGTAGTCAACCCCATCTTTTTCAAATGTTAATGACACCAACATATTTTTATTGTTGATTTTATTGATAAGGTTGTCTTTTTTGATATTTGTTAATGCAACTCCGTATAATGCAAAACTTAATGCATTTACAATGGTTGTTTTGCCAGTACCATTTCTTGAACCTGCATCATCCCCGCCCTGGTCTAAATTTTCACCTAAGACGAGTGTTATATTTTCTGATGTAAAGGTCACTGCTTGTGCAGCATTACCAACACTCATGAAGTTTTTTACAGTGAGTTCTTTTATTATTATCATAGTTCGTTATAAATTTCTAATAGAGAATACTTGTTGAATGTATCAGATTCGATGTTAATAAGTTGATTGGCGACAATTGTATCGATACTTTCAAATGCTTGTACATCGATGTCAGTGTTGATTTCAGATACTTTCCGTTCGGCAATCAATGTCATTTCCCTGAGATTATATTCTGTGATATAGTTTTCTTTAATAAAACTGGCTTCTTCAAAACTAATATCAATATCTAATGTGACTCGTAAGTGCTGTTTTGGTTTTAATATTGAATCAGAGTTGTCGATTAACTGGCTTAAAGTGACATTTCTATATGTTGGTTGGTCAGGCCATGTATAATATTCTGGTATTCCACCCCATTCTAATATCATCATTCCGCGTTCATCATCCCAGGTATCTGCATAATTATGTGGAAATGCGTTGCCAATGTAATGCATATTTCCACGAGATTGGCGTTTATGAAAATGCCCACTGAAACCAAGTTCATAATTTTGGAAATGTTCTAGACTAATTTCTCCGTGGTCTGGCATTTGTACTAATGAATTCATAAAGAATGCTGGTAGTTCAAAGTGTCCAAATATATATTTTCCAGATATTTTCTTTAATGACTTCCATTCATCACCAACTAACCAGGGGCATAATGTAACATTACCGATTGATGTTATATTATCTATAATTGTTATATTTTTTATATGTGCTGCCCAGTTTATACTGGACACAATACGGTTGTCTTTGAAAAATAAGTCGTGGTTTCCTTGAATTAGGTATACTGTTTCAAAACAGTTACTCAAAAGTTCAAAACTTTTAAGGATATAATCCATTGTTCGTATATTCATCGTTGACCTATTGTTATGGTAGTCACCTAAAATTATACAAGTGTCACATCCATGCTGCTTTGACATTTTGATAAACCATTTAGTAAAATCTAAACAGTCGGTGTTGTGAATTTCGCTATTACTTTTTGCACCATAATGAATGTCGGTAAAGCACGCAGCTTTTTTAAATAATTGTGACACGAGATAATCTCCAAAATATGAATAGTACCATTATACCACAGATAATCTGTGAAGTCAATATCCAGAGTAATTAATGAACGAAAAAAACTGCACGTAGTGCAGTTTTTATGGGTGAAACTGATTAATCGTAATCGTCGGAGTATCTTCGTTCATTTGCTTCGTAATCACCTGAATTTGTGCGGGTGAAGGAAGGATTCAGTCCATTCATTTCTAGGATATCATCTCTGATTTCACGATGTCGTTTTTCTACATTGATGATTCTTACAAAGCTATTAATAACACATGATGTAAGATATGCAAATGGGTTATCAGATTTTGATTCATCAAATTGTAATCCGATACTGACAAGTTGTAGTATTGCTTGACCTTTCATTTCATCGTTATATGAATAGCCACGCACGTTTCCTCTTGTTGCATATCTTTCACACATCATTAACATCATCTTTGCTAGATTATCAGTCATTTTCCCTGCATTTGCATCAAAAAAACCATTTTCTATATCACCTTTCCAATGGCTTTTGCCAACACAAACAAGATTATCATGCTCATCAAATTTCCAATGTTGAAATGGTTTAAAGTTTACTTTATCCCTTTTGTCTGCTTCATTTTTTGGATTTTTCTTTCTGATGTTATTGATTGGAATATGGTCATATGACATAATTCTAAAAATTAAATCAGTTTTGTTTATTTTTTTATAGTTTACTTCACAATCTGTTTGTTTGGTTTTTTCACCTAACGCTTTTCTTTTTATAAATTCTGCATCGCTTAATCGTTTTGCGTGTGAACGTTTGGCATCAGCTATTGTCCGAATATTTATTTTATCCAAACTGGGTAAAATGATGTCATATTGGTGGTATTCTGGTTTTGTAAAAAAACAGTATGATGATTTTGAACGATGAATCTCTAAAAGTAAATCCTTGTTGTTAAGATAGTTTCTTGGGTTTATGCTCATTAAAATGTCCTTATGTTCTATCATTGTACCGTAAAATGCAATTTTGTCAAGTCCTTAAACAAAAAATAATATTAGGACTTAATCGAAATCGGTCAACTGCTACACGCCTAAAGTTCCCACCGGTTTACGCTCCACATATAAATACAGCATACAGAGGAATAATAATGGCTCAAGATTTACAAACCACAATGGGTAATGTTGGTAATGCAATAACATCGTTTAGTAATGCTGCAAATACTGCTAGTAATTTGATATCTAATATATCAAATGCAGATAGTCTTGGTTCTGCAATACGGGGTATCAATATTCCAGCAGCTGGTGAAGCGATTGGTGATATTATGTCATCAATTGCATCATTTAGTGATTCCAATTCTGATGATTGGCGTGTGCGATTGAGTTTGCCAAAATGGTCTAGTTTCAGAACTAGTCCAGTGCTATCCCCATTAAATGCAGCAGGTGGATTGATATTCCCATATACACCAATAGTTCAACTTGACCATTCGGCAAAATATAATCCTGTTTCACCAACCCATTCTAATTATTCTTTTCACGCGTATCAAAATAGTGATCCTGGGAAGATTATTATCAATGCGCCGATGCCCGTGGAGGATTCTACCCAAGCATTATACTGGATTGCTGCAGTTCATTATTTGCGTTCAATGACTAAAATGTTTTCTGGTGCCGATGCAAAAGCTGGTAATCCACCGCCTATTGTGTATTTAAATGGATATGGAAATTATGTTTTAAAAAATATCCCGGTGGTGGTTACTGGGTTTACTACAACGCTACCAAACGATTGTGATTACATTGGATGCAATGTATCTGGTAGCATGGCTGGTGAAATCGCAGGAATTGCCGATTCGTTTGGTGGATTAAGTAGTACTATTGGTGGATTAGCAACAGCAAACGGACAAACGATTGCGGGGTTAAGTGGGATAACAAGTTCAATAACAAACATGGCAGGCGGTGTAAGCCAGGTTGCTGGGGTGTTCGGCTCTCTTGGATTAGGTGGAACTACATCTGGTGGGGTTGCTCATGTACCTACTAACAGCCAATTTACAGTTACGTTACAACCTGTTTATAGTCGTGATAGTGTAAGAAAGTTTAGTTTAGATAGATTTGTCACTGGCGGGTATTTAAACGGTGCATATGGATTCATTTAATTATGGCAGCATTATACAGCAATAACAGTCCTTGGTCTAGAACCAGTATTACACAGGATTACTTGGATATATTAAAAATTCGTCCGGTTAGTTCTGAACCAGATGATTATTTATATGCAATTGAAGCGCAATATAAGTACCGTCCCGACTTGTTAGCATATGATTTGTATGGTGATCCTGGGTTGTGGTGGGTTTTTATTCAGCGAAACTTGGACGTCTTGCAAGATCCCATATTTGATTTTAAACCAGGGGTGAGCATATACATACCAAAAAATAGTAAGTTGCGAAATGTATTAGGTATTTAAAATGAGTATATTGACAGATGCAGCAACTGATGCAGTAGAATTTGTTTCAAATACGGTATCAGATATAGGAAATGTAACTGGCTTATCTGGGGTAGTAGACTCGTTTTCGGAAATGCTATCTTCTGTTGGTTTAAAATTTACAAAAGTTCCAGAACTAAACTTGCCACTACCAAATCCATTACATAGTTATGCAACGTATGACTACGTGCTGAGTTTGGCACCGCTGACGAAAGAACAACTAAACAATCCAGATGATTCGTATATTAAGGGAGCATCATTAGATAATTTAATATGCAAATCCGCAAATGCTGACCCATACAATAGAATAAAAACTATTTTTGGGTCGTTTGATTTTTTTATTGAAAATTTATCATTCATGACACAAATTGGGTATGTTGATGGGTCTAACACAAATACAGCCAAACTCACATTTGAAATAACTGAGCCATATAGCATGGGTTTGTTTCCTATTGCTTGTCAACAGGCCGCATGGGATTCTCATTATGATAATTGGCGGTCAGCACCATTTTTATTAAAGATTGAATTTAGGGGTAATAAAGAAGATGGAGCATTAGTTAATATTCAAAACTCTACTAGATACATTCCATTCAATTTTTCCACTATTTCGTCAAAAATTAAAGAAACAGGTACGGTATATGTTTGTGAGGGTGTACCAACTAATACAAAAGCCTATACAGAACAATATGGAAATTTTAAAAGCGATGTGTCTGTTAATGGCGTGACCGTGCAAGAAGTATTACAAACCGGGGAAAAAAGTCTGCAAGCTGTATTGAATCAACGCAATAAGCAGCTTAAAAAAGACGGGTTGGTCGAGGTAGCCGATGAGATTGTAATATTATTCCCAGAAGAAGTATCGTCAGACCCATCTAAAGCCGATGCAGCTGCGCCTGCGTCTGGTAATGCTGCAACACACGCTGTTGAAAAAACAGATGGTAACGTAGTAGCTAAACTAGGTGTTTCCAGAAGTGATATAAATGATACATTAGTGCAATCTGTAGATAGTTGTAACTTTATTGGTAAAGCCAAAATGGGTTTCGATGAAACCAAAAAAGGGGATGCGCCATTCCCAAAGGACAATGCTGTATGGGATGAGAAACGTCAGTTATATGTTCGTGGAAATAATAATGTTGACCAAAGTAATAGTGATATGCGGTTTAGGCAGAATACCGATATTGTAAATGCTATAAATCAAGTTATCTTACAGAGCGCATATCCAACCGAAGCATTAAAAACTGAAAATATGACTGAAGAAGGATATAGAAAATGGTGGCGTGTGGATGTTCAAGTATATGATCTTTCAGATAAAGAACAAAAAAACACTGGGGAAAAAGCCAGGGTTGTTGTTTACCGTATTCTTCCAGCAAATCACCATGTGAGTGCGATGGCCCCGGCAAATGTTAAGGCACCAGGGATAAATTCATTGTTGAAACAAACCGTAAAACATTATGAGTATTTGTATACTGGCAAAAATGTTGATGTATTAAGGTTTGATATTGACTTTTCTGCTTCATTTGCATATGTATTGGAGGCAGATGCTGGAAAAAATAACCAAGATGTAAAAACCCAAGAAAAAACTGGGGGGGCGGCTAGTGACGGAAAGAGCAGCATATTTTTGTTACCTGGTAAAATTATTGATATGACATTGGGTGTCATCCCAACAATTGTAAAATACATATCGGTTGGATCTAAATCTGAAAGTCAAGGTGGTGGTGGTATACAAGGAGCCGCAAATCGTGCAGCGAGAAATTTTCATGATGCCATAACACGTGAAGGTGACATGATGGCATTAAATATGGAAATATTAGGGGACCCATATTTTATAGCACATAGTGGACTTGGGAATTATACATCTAGACCAACGCAATATACAAATATAAATGAAGATGGTAGTGTTAATTATCAAAATGGCGAGGTACACATAGTTGTTAAATTTAGAACACCAATTGATATAAATCAAACAACTGGTTTATATAGTTTTGAAAATCAAACTAAAACTAGTCCGGTTATGTCGTGGAGTGGGTTGTATAGAGTTACTATAGTGACTAATAACTTTAAACAAGGAAAATTCACGCAAACCATTCAAGGATACCGAATACCATTGCAGGAATCGGATGTCGAATCAACCCCTAATGAATTGTTTAATTTAGGGAATGTAATTAAACAAGGCGAAGAAGGATTGGCACATGGACTAAAGAATATTAACGGATTTTTACAAGACGTTGCCGATGACCCCCTAAATTCAATAGGAAATGCGGCTGGTGAATTAACAAAGGACGTGACTAGTTTTGTTTCAGATAAATTTAAATAACAAGGATTTTTATGGCGCATAATGAAGATTTCGTACCAAAATCACAATCAAGTCCAAGGCCGGGGCCGTTTTTAGCAAAGGTAGTGAGCCATTTAGACCCAACATACATGGGTATATTAGAAGTTGAAATATTACGCCCAGTTGGTAATACCTCATCGGAAGGACAAACACATCAGGTAAAGTATATGAGTCCATTTTATGGCGTTACTGGCGTGGAGCATGCTGTTGCAGGGGAGGATATTCCAGACGACCATAATAATACACAAAAAAGTTATGGTATGTGGATGATTCCACCAGACCCAGGTACTACCGTTGTCGTTATATTCATTGATGGGGACCCAAAAATGGGTTATTGGATAGGGTGTGTTCAGGATGAGAATATGAATTTTATGGTTCCTGGATTAGCTGCTACTAATTTTATATCCAATATTCCAGATGACATAGATCCAAATACAAGGGCACCAGTATCAGAGTATAACAAAAAAGTCAATAATACACCCATGGATCCTACTAAAGTAAAAAAACCATATCATCCAATTGCAGTAGCATTACATGACAGTGGATTATTATATGATGATACCAGAGGTATTACAACTAGTAGTGCCAGACGAGAAACACCGAGCATGGTGTTTGGTATTAGTACACCAGGACCGTTGGATAAAAAACAAAATGCAAGACGCGGACCAATTGGGAAAATGGAGCATAGAATTAGAAATGCACCAGTTAGTAGATTGGGTGGGTCAACTTTTGTAATGGATGATGGAGATGACAAGTTTCTGAGAAAAGCATCTGCGGCAGAAGCTGGGCCATCATATGCAGCAGTTGAGCAAGATGACACAGATGGTGATATATCAATACCACATAATGAATTAATTAGACTTAGGACACGAACTGGTCATCAAATTTTACTACATAATTCGGAAGATTTAATTTATATTGGAAATGGCCGTGGTACATCTTGGATCGAATTGACCAGTAATGGGAAAATTGACATTTATGCTAGTGATTCTGTCAGCATTCATACTGAGCAAGATTTTAATTTTTTTGCAGGGCGTGATGTGAATATTCAGGCAACGCGAAATATTAATATGCATGCTGATGGGGCATTTCATGTAGAAGCAGCGAGTGATGTTAACATAATAATTGGCAATGATGGGAAGATTACTACAAAAAATAATTTACATTTAAATTCTGGTGGTGAACATAAAGAAACTGCGAGTAAAATTCATATGAATGGACCAACCGCCGCCCGCGCAACTCGGTTAACCCGATATGCATTGCCAAAAAGTAATATAGACGTTGATGAAACGGCTTATTATACATCTATATTAAAAAGAATACCAACACAGGAACCGTACCCCCACCATGAAAATTTAGATCCACTAAGATTTTCTAGTGCAAATACTGACCGGGATGGTGAAACGCGGTACAACACGACCAAAAGTCCATTCTTTGACACGGTCCAATCTACTGATGATTCCCCCAATGAAACAACGAAATCAGCGGCAGAGTTGTGGAAAAAATATTCAACCATTACTGATACATTTGCTAAAATTAAGGGTACAGAGGAATAGAAGATGAGTTCTAATCAAAATTTATATAATAAGATATCATTACAAGCATCAAATGTCAAAAATCAAGTAGTTCCTAAAATGTATAAAGGGTTTAGCACAGTGAATGCAAACACCGAAAATTTTAAATTATATGATTTTGAATTGATAAAGCAAGATTTATTAAATCATTTTCAAATAAGACAAGGTGAACGATTGATGCAACCTACCTTTGGTGCGATTATTTGGGATATAATTTTTGAACCATTAACCGACCAAACAAAGGCATTAATTATTCAAAATGTTAATAAAATAATGAATTCTGATCCACGTTTGCAAACCGAACGGGTAATGGTTACTGGATACGAATTTGGTATTCGGATTGAATGTACTCTTAGGTTTTTACAATATAATATTTCACAAAAAATGCAATTGCAGTTTGATCAAACTGCTGGGTTATCTATAAGATAAACTACACATATAATTTTATTCAATAAATACACTTATTAGGACAAACTTATGAGTGCACTAGACAGACAGAATAGATTATTGGTAGCTGAAGATTGGAAGAAGGTTTATCAGTCATTTAGAAATGCGGATTTTCAAAGTTACGATTTTGAAAATTTGCGTAGAACTATGATTGATTATATTAGACAAAATTATCCAGAAGATTTTAATGATTATATTGAGAGTTCTGAATATTTGGCACTTATTGATTTAATTGCTTTTCTAGGGCAAAGCATTGCATTCCGGGTTGACTTAAACGCACGTGAAAATTTTCTAGAGTTGGCAGAACGCCGGGAAAGTATATTACGGTTAGCTAGACTAGTTGGGTATAACGTCAAGCGAAATGCCGCTGCTACTGGGTTGTTAAAAATCACAAGTGTCCAAACATCACAAACCGTTATTGATAGCAATGGGAGAAATGTTGCGAACCAAGTAGTTGGTTGGAATGCTACCTCTAACACAAATTGGCACGACCAATTTATTAAAGTCATGAACGCTGCGATGTTAGGCACACAACAATTTGGGAATCCAGCCGATAAAGCTGTCATATATGGAATTCCTACCGAACAATATAGATTTAATTCATCTAACATAGATGTGCCGGTGTATAGTTTTTCAAAAACTGTGTCTGGTCGGTCTATGAGTTTTGAAGTAACTAGTACTACTTTCAATGGTGAATCGTATATCTATGAAGAAACACCTAAATTAGGTAACAAACCTGCGTGTATATACCGTGATGACGGGATGGGATTCGGAAGTTCTCGTACCGGATTCTTTTTTAACTTTACACAGGGCGTGATGAAATATGGTAATTTTAACATTTCACAACCTAGTACCACCGAGTCGATGGACATTACTACACAGGGAATAAACAATACCGATATATGGTTATATAGATTGGATAAAAATGGGTATGAATCGGAAGAATGGACCCCAGTACCTAGTTTAGAAGGGAACAACATTATCTATAACAGTTTAAATAAAAATGTAAGAAATATTTTTAGTGTTATTACAAAAACCGGTGATTCTGTAAGTTTGCAATTTAGTGATGGAACTTTTGGGAACATTCCTCTTGGTGATTTTAGAGTTTATTATAGAATTAGTAATGGAATGTCATATACTATTAACCCAGGAGATATAAAAAATATTTCACTTACAATCCCATATATATCATCCTATGGCCAGCGCGAAACATTAACGTTGACCTTGGGTTTAACATATTCCGTATCAAATGCATCCACTGCAGAAACAAACGCCAGTGTAAAAGCAAATGCACCTGCAACATATTATACCCAAAACAGAATGATTACTGGCGAAGATTATAATATTGGCCCACTATCAGTAAATCAGCAAGTACTAAAAGTCAAAGCAGTTAACAGGTCAGCGAGTGGTATAAGCAGATATTTTGATTTGGTTGACCCAACCGGAAAATATAGCTCAACAAATTTGTTTGCGACTGATGGGGTTGTTTATAAGGAAGTTTATGTGAATTCAATATCATTTAATTATGCAACTAAAACTGATATTGAAGGTGTGATATATAATAAAATTTTTAATATTATTAAGAAGACTGAACTAAGAAATTTTTATTATATTAATTATATTAACAATGTTACTGATAATTTGGGAAGTGAATGGGCGACAATTACGAGTGATCCTTCATCGGTAACTGGGTATATCACAGATAATAACAATGATATTCAACAAGTTGGGAAATACACGAATAATAATTTAAAATATATAAAATCTGGAGCATTGGTGAAATTTAATGCACCTACTGGGTATTATTTTGACACATTGAATTCAAATGCATTAGTTACGACTACTGGAATAGGGAAAGAAAGTTCGTTGTGGGCAGAAGTTGTGTCGGTTTCCGGAAATGGGACGAAAGTGTTGTCTAATGGTGAAGGTCCGATATTATTGAATATTACGTTGCCATCAACCCCAGTAAGACCGATAATTAGTCAAATAATACCATCTTGGAGAACAGTTATAAGTTCTGATGTTATATCTGGTATGATAGATTTGATATTTGCAAATAAGCCATTTGGGTTGCGGTATGATTCAATTACCCAAACATGGAAGATTGTGTATGAATTAAATTTAGATTATAAAAGTGAATTTAGTCTAGGTAATCAAGGTAGTGCAAATAATGCGCATAAAGATGCAAGTTGGCTGTTGTTGTTCACAACTGACAATGAATATTATACAGTAACCAGTCGGGAATCTAGATATGTATTTGAGAGCGACAAAGAGATAAGATTTTATTTTGATAGTAATAATAAAGTTTATGACACCCGGAAAAACAAATTAGTTCGTGATTTAATAAGTGTACTGAGCATTAATAATCAGCCAAATTTAACACTTCCATATACTACTGATATGAAATGGGATATTGTGTCTGAGTATGTTGGAATAGATGGATATATTGATACTAAAAAAGTAATAATTACGTTTGCTGATAGCGACAACAACGGGGTGGTTGATGATCCTGAATTGTTTATTAAAATAGTTCAACCAAATGAAAACATACCATTAAAAAACAAATATATTGTTCAAGAAAAATATTTAATTTCATACGGACAAGAAGAATACAGATATATTGATAATTCATCAGATGTAGTAATAATTAAGCAATCTGAAGCATTGGCTTATTCGGAGAAAGTAGAAGGGCAATGTTTTTATTTTGTTGATACCAATGTAGTAAAAAAATATACAAATGGTGAATTGGTTGCATCATTGGATTACAAGGTATGTGTTGGTAGGGGTGGGTTAAAATTCCAGTACACACATACTGCTGATTACGAATCACGCATAGATCCAGGGGTTAGTAATTTAATAGATGTATATGTTTTAACGAAAGATTATGATATAGCATACAGACAGTGGGTTCGCGGTGCAATTACATCAAAACCATTGCCGCCGAGTACCGACGAATTGTATAACACATTATCTCCGAAATTGAATTTAATAAAAGCAATATCAGATGAAGTAATATATCATACGGTAGGCTATAAAGTATTATTTGGCGCACTGGCAGATGTCGAGTTACAAGCAACATTTAAAGTGACAAAAACTCCGGGGGTGGTTATTTCTGACAATGACATTAAAACCCGGGTAATCACGGCTATTACCAATTTCTTTTCAATTGAAAATTGGGATTTTGGGGATACGTTTTATTTTTCTGAATTATCCACCCATGTAATGAATTCAGTAGCGCCTAATATTTCTAATTTTGTCATAGTTCCAAAGCAATCTGGGTTAACCTTTGGTAACTTGTTTGAAATCAAATCAGCAAACAACCAATTATTTGTCAATGGTGCGACCGTTGATGATATTGAAATTGTGGCTGGATTGACGACAAGTAACATAAAATCATTAAGTGGTACAACTGTGAACTCTAGTATCCCACAACAAACCATATTAAGTTCATCAAATTGGAGTAATTAATGACCGATAGTAAAAATCAACGATCAAGTATTTCTGAAAATTTTATACCTAATATATATAAAACTGCAGCAAATAAAAAATTTCTACAATCAACCATTGATAACATGGTTCAACCAGGAACAGTCAAGAAGGTAGATGGGTATATTGGCAGACAAAATTCTAAAACCACGGGTGGTGATGATGTTTTTATAGCTGCGGCCACGCCGACTAGACAAAATTATCAGCTAGAACCTGGTTTCACCATTAAAGACACAAATGGTAATACCACGTTTTTTAAAGATTACCAAGATTATATTAACCAATTGGCTATTTTTAATGCAAATACGTCGAATCATGCACGGTTAAACAAACAAGAGTTTTACAGCTGGGATCCGCATATTGATTGGGATAAATTTGTTAACTTTCAGAATTATTATTGGTTACCATATGGCCCTGAAATAATTACTGTACGAGGACAGAAGGAAAAAACGGTCAGTGTATTTACTGTAACTCTTGATGAAACCACTATTACACCAGCATACGTGTTCACACCAAATGGTGTTACTAAAAACCCATTTATAAAATTATATAGGGGACAAACATATAGGTTTGAAGTTTCGGCAGTAGGAAACCCATTTTGTATAAAAACTAGACGAACACCAGGTATTATTGATACAGTTACCCAAATTGTGGAAGATGGGGTAATAGAGTTGACACTGGGATATGATTCTCCTGATGTTTTGTATTATCAAAGCACTGTGAATATTGATGTTGGTGGGGTTATTCATATTCATGATATTGTTGAAAACACCTCACTGGATGTTAAAAATGAGATTATAGGTAAATCAGCATATACAACCCATGATGGGATTACATTAAGTAATGGTATGAAGATATCATTCGGTGGTAATATTATACCAGCAGAGTATTCTACTGGTCAATATTACGTTGAAGGTGTTGGTACTGCAATTGTGTTAATACCAGAACGTGATACTGAAGTGATTTGTGATTATACAACATCACAAAATATCCCGTTCGACACAACACCATTTGATAATACACCATTCAATGATGCAACCGCTTATGCTAATAAACAAGACTATATTGTTATAAACCGGGCAAGTATTGATAAAAACCCATGGGCTAGACTTAACAGATGGTTTCATAAAGACATAATTGAAAAAACAGCATCAATTAATGATAATGTTGTCACAATTGATAATTTATTACGAGCAACTAGACCAATTATAGAATTTGAAGCTAGTTTGAAGTTGTATAATTTTGGAACAATTGCTGGAAATGATGTTGATCTTATTGACACGTTTACAACTGACGTATTTTCAATTATCGAAGGGGCGACTGGGTACAATATTGATGGTATTGAGTTAGTACATGGACAACGTATTTTATTCACCGCGGATACTGATGTATTAGTTAAAAATAATGTTTATAAAGTTGAATTTATTGATTTGACGCAAACTAGTATTAACGGGAAATTACAAAAACAAATACGATTAGTAAAAGAAAATTTTCCGGTCGTAAATCAGTCAGTGTTAATCAGAGACGGGATTCATAATAAAGGAACTATGTATTGGTTCAACGGGGAATCCTGGATAAAAGCCCAAGAAAAAACATCAATAAATCAGGCACCGTTATTTGATATTGTCGGATTTGATAAAATAAGTTTTGGTGATTCTAATACCTATATTGGCACAACATTTAGTGGAACAAAACTATTTTCTTATAAAGTAGGAAGTGGTATCGATGATAAAACATTGGGCTTCCCGCTGTCTTATAAAAATATAAACAATATTGGTGATATTGTTTTTAATTTCAACATTCTTTTTGATTCGTTTGATTATAAAAGAAATAAAAACGTAATTAATAAAATAATAAATGATGGATATCTTGTAAAAACACATGCAAATGGAGACACTGCGTATGTGAATGGATGGCAGAAGAACATATCACATACTACACAGGCTGCGGTGAGAATTTACAAAAATTCAGGATTGACTGACAAATTCCGATTGGACATATATGATGACATTGATGATTTGAAAGATTTAATATTGAGAGTTTACAAAAATGGTATTAGACTTGACACGTCGGAGTGGACATATGAAAGTAATGGTAGAATCATTTTGGATAACAAATTAGTTACTTTTGCCGAATCGGATGTGTTGACCATTAGGGCATTTGCAAAACAACCAATTAATAAAAATGGGTTTTATGAACCGCCGTTAAATTTACAAAATAACCCATTAAATGAGGAAATTTATGAATTTACACTAGGGGAAGTTATTGACCATGTTAATACCATAGTTGATAATTTGATATCATTTACTGGAAAATATCCAGGGGTCAGTAATTTGCGAGATCTTGGGAATACTGCTCCATATGGAACTAGATTTGTTCAGCATAGTGGCCCTGCCAGTTTATCAACCTACCATATTGCATCATCTGAACATAATATTATTCGGGCAATTGAAAAAAGTAGGGCTGATTACGATAAATTTAAAAGAAAGTTTTTGTCAGTTGCCGCAAGCCTTGGGGTTCATGCTGAACCTAGACAACATGTTGACTTGATACTACAAGACATGAATAAAAATTCACCAAAAAGTTCTCCGTATTATTTCAGTGATATGGTCCCGTATGGTGCAAACATAAAAACAGATTTCACGGTATTTGACTATAGAATCAAAAAATATCCATTGAGTGAGATATTCAATTTGACTGAATTGTCAAATAAAGCTGTGTTGGTCTATTTGAATAATCAGCAGTTATTACACGAACATCAATATGAATTTGACGCTGACGGATTTGTCGTAATTTCTGCGGATATGTCAGATGGGGATATCATTAGTGTTTACGAATATGAAAATACAAATGGGTGTTTTATTCCAGAAACCCCCTCAAAATTGGGTATATTACCAACATATGACCCACTGATTTATGATGATACATCATTCATATATCATCGCCGTATAATTCAAGGGCATGATGGAAGCCAAATTTTGGCATATGGTGATTATCGTGATGACCTGATACTAGAATTAGAAAAACGAATTTATAACAATATAAAAGTATCTTATGATCCTTCTATTTTTGATATAACGGATTTTATCCCAAGTTTTAATAGAAAAACTGATTACAGTCTACAAGAATTTAATAACATATTGTCTTCTAATTTTTATAGTTGGATGCAAAATATTGGCAGAGATTATAAAAAACAACACGGGTATGATAAACAACATTCGATAACTTATAATTATGATGGATACAAAACATTTGATAAAACAAGTATAGTTCCTGGGTATTGGAGAGGTATATACCGGTGGATGTTGGATACTGATCAACCAGGTATCAGACCGTGGGAAATGCTTGGGTTTTCGGATGAACCACAATGGTGGAAATCTGCGTATGGACCAGCGCCATATACAAGTAACAATTTAGTAATGTGGGAAGATATACGTAATGGATTAGTGAAAGAACCGGGTAAGAAAATCATTACCCTTCCAAAGTATAAAAAATTATTCTTGTTAGACTATATTCCAGTTGACGAGAATGGTGTAATCAGAAGCCCACTTGAAACCGGAATAGTTACAGGGAACTATTCACAGGTTTCATCTAGTGAGTATGTGTTCGGGGATGTTGGTCCGGTAGAGGCTGCATGGAGAAGAAGTTCACATTATTCATTCAGTGTTGTATTGACGTTAATATTAATGAATCCATCAAAAGTATTTGGGTTGATTTTTGATAGATCTAGGATAGTTCGAAATTTGGCTGGACAGCTGGTGTATAAAGATACTGGTGTAAGAATGAAGCCATCTGATGTCAAAATTCCTAGTGTATATGCTAACGGCGCATCTATTAAAACATCTGGAATAATAAACTATCTTGTTAATTATATTAGTGGTGACAATGTAACAACATATAACAAATATAAATTTAATTTATCAAATATCACTGCTAAATTATCATATAGAGTGGGTGCCTTTACTAGTAAAGAAAAGTTTAACCTAATACTTGATTCAAAAAATCCAATGGCGACATCTGGTATATTTGTACCACAAGAAAATTATGACATTATTTTAAACTCGTCGTCAAGTGTAAAAAAACTAACGTATAGTGGGATAATAATTACCAAGTTGGATTCTGGATATGAGATAACCGGGTATAGTAAAAAACAACCATATTTTAATTATTATAAATTTAATCCAGGCGGTTCTACTATAACAGTTGGCGGGATTTCTGAAAGTTATTCAACTTGGGGTCCTACTAACGAATATGTTGTTGGAAAAATTGTTTTATATTATGGAAGATTTTACCGGGTTATCGAATCACATACCTCTGGTGAAGAATTTGACCCATTACGATATGTGGCATTGCCATCATTACCATCAATTGGTGGGTGTGACGCAGTTATAAAAACGAAGGTAGATAAACGGGAAGTTTTTGTGTTGCCATATGGCACTGTTTTGGGGGGTGTTCAAGAAGTCGTTGATTTTATGTTGGGGTATAGTGAATATTTACAGGACGTAGGATTTATTTTTGATGAATTTAGAACAACGGTATCACATGTTGCCAACTGGTTAACTAGTGTCAACGAATTTATGTTCTGGACATTACAAAACTGGGCAGTTAGTGGTGAGAACTGGACTTTATGGAAACCATATACTGATTATTCATTTGGGGAATTAGTAGTATTCAGTGGTGAATATTATAAAGCACGTATGTCATTTACTGGCACTGCCCAGTTTGATTTTCATTTGTTTGAAAAGGTTGGCGGCAGGAGTATTATTGGTAGCTCTGTATTATCATTGAGTCCATGTGCGTATGGAATTAAGTTTAAAACTGACCTAAGTTCTGTTGAAGATATACGAAACCAATTTAATGAATATGAACTAGTGGATGTAAATGGTATTTCAATTTCAGATGAATTCATGAATTCATATGTTGAAAATAATATAGTTTCATATACAGCAACAAATGGTGATGGAATATTTGGGGCTAGTTTTTATTTGGTTCAAAAAGAGCATGTTGTTATATTTGATAATAATACAATATTTAACGACACTATTTACAACCCAGTAAGTGGGTACAAGCAAGAAAGAATAAAGTTATCTGGATACGTTAGTATGAATTGGAATGGGACATTTTCTATTCCTGGATTTATATTTGACCAAGCATATATTCAAGAATGGGTTGCATGGCAAAATTATGCAATGGGTGATGTTGTAAAATATAAAGAATATTACTACAGTGCAAATAAATTTAACCCAGGAACAGAAACATTCGATGATGCAAGATGGGTTCGTCTTACAAAAAAACCAGAACCTAGCTTATTACCAAACTGGAGTTATAAAGCAAGCCAATTTGAAGATTTT